TTTGTAACCCTTTTTATTTCTTTATCTCTCTTTTTTAGAGCCATATTTAATTTTAATTTACTAACTAATTCTGTAAATACTGTTCCTTGCATATGGTCTAATTCGTGTTGATAACATCTACTTACAATGCCATCAAAATGTTCTTCTACTGTTTCTAGTTGTTCATTTAAGTATTTAACTTTTATTTTTTGTGGTCTTTCTATATCTAAAAATAAGAAAGGAAAAGTTAAACAACCTTCTTTGTATCTAATCGTTTCTTTACTCATGTCTGTAATTTCAGGATTGATACATACCCATTTCTGACCTTTGTTTATATTTAAATTATCACCCATTACAAACATACGATATGGTTTGCCTACTTGATTTGCTGATAGACCTATACCACCATAGTTTTTCATTGTTTCAAACATGTTGTTACAAAATTCTGTAACACTTATCTTTTCTTGTTTTTTAAATGTGTCTATATCAAACGGTGCTATTGATGATAGTACCTCTGGTGCTGTTGGTGGTAACAATGTGTATATCATGCTGCTATCCTTGTAAAGTTTTTGTATTTTTCAAACTTAATTATATTTGTAAATTTATCAAATAGTATATCGCCTTTGTGAGATATAATAAATGTATTTTCATTTGTTAATGTTTTAAGTATTTTAAAGAAGTCTTCGGTACCTTGACCATCTAAACTACTATCAAATATTTCATCTAGTATTAATAGATTTGTATTTGTACTATTTTTCATTTTAGCAATTGTACGCCATGTAAATAATAACGCAAGGTCTATTCTTAATTTCTCACCTTCACTAAAACTATTATAATTAAACGTATCTCTATATCTACTTTTTATTGTTTCGTTAAATTCTTCATCTAGTTCAAAGTTAACAAAGAAGTCCATAGATTGTAAGTACTTATTAATTAAATTATTCATTATTGGCAGATACTTCTTAATAATGTTTGCCTTAACACCTGTGTCATTTAATATTTCTCTAGCAATATCAATATATTTTTTTTCTTCTACAGCCTTTTGTTTTTCTACGTTTACTAATTTTAAGTCTTCTTTTATTTGTTCTAATTCTTTTTGTATAACGTTTGTATTAGTATCAGCATTTTCAAATTTAGCAATTTCTGTATCTAATCTATTTGAGTGTCTATTGATTTCTGAAATGGATGTATTTACTTTTGCAACAGATATATCTAAATCATTTAATCTTTTTTCTACTGCTTTGTATTGTTTAATTTGTTCTTGTGTTTTCCCCATCTCGGCCGTTAGTTTCTGCAATCCGTCTTCTAGTTCGCTAATCTTTTTTCTACCTTCGTAAATTTTTGTTTGTTTGAATCTTTCATTGATAGGTTGTGTACACGTAGGACAGTTGTCATTTGTTTCAAAAAAACTAACATCTTTTTTATGTGTTTCTAAATTATGTTCTATCTTTGTTTCTAACTTATCTAATTCTTTTTCTTTTTTAAGTACTTTTTCACTACCCCATATCTCTGCTTTTGTGGATATAATTTTTTCGTTTAGTGTTTGTAACTTTTGATTATATTCATAATTACTTTGCTCGTTTTCTTTTAGTTGTTTTCTACGGTCTTCTATATCTGTATTATCTCTATTTTGTATTTGTTCAAAATGAGCCTTTTGTAATTCGTATTTTTCTGTCATCAAATCATATCTATGTTTTACATCAATAACAGCCTTACTTAACTCACCTTGTTTCTGTCTTAACAATAAATCCATATGTGAGAATACTCTTATGTCTAATATTTCTTCTACAACCTCTCGTCTATATCTTGCTCGTAAGTGCATAAATGGTTCGTATGATGTTGATCCAAGGATGACCACCTGGCAGAAAGCACGATAGTTACATTTTAAAATGGTTTGTTCTAAAGCATTTTGATAATCTAAATTAGAAGCGTCTTGGTTTAACAATACGTCATTACAATAAACTTCAAACTTATTAGGTTTAATACCTCTTACTACTTTGTATTGTTTGTTGCTTGTTTCAAATTCTACTTCTATTTCACAATCATTTTGATTGATAGTATTTACAAGTTGTTCTTTCTTTATATCTCTAAAGGCACGATTAAACAAAGCAAAACATAATGCGTCAAGTAAAGTTGATTTACCTGCACCGTTCATACCAATAATTAATGTTGATGGTGCCTTTCTTAAATCTACTTCTATAAATTGATTACCTGTAGATAGAAAGTTACGCCATCTTAATTTTTTAAAATATATCATACGTTGTTGTCGTTAGCTTCTATGTAAATTGACTTTAAGTATTCCTTTAACTTTGTTTTGTTTATATCTGTTTCTAATTGATCTACATAATTATTTAGGAATGTAACTGTATCTTCGCCCATTTCTAATATGTCTTCTCTTACGCTAGCTTTAATATCAGAATAATCCTCTACAATATTTAAATCATGTACACTTATCTCATTATACAACCTTTCTACAAATTTGTCAAATAGCTCGTTATCTGTTTTCTGTAAAACGATTAATTTAATAAAGTGTTCGTTGTATGGTTGTATGTCAAAATTTTTATAGTCATGTTTTTTATCATCATATATTATCTTTTTGTGTATAGTTAGAGGGTTAATAACTCTTTCTATTTCTCTTGTTTCTGTATCAAAGATATGAAAACCTTTAGGGTCTTGGTAATCTGACCATGTCATCTCATATTGAGCACCATTGTAGTGTATCTGACCATCATCTGTATGTTTATGAAAGTGTCCTGATATTACTCTATCATATCTACTAAAATCTGATTTTGATAAACCGTGTTCATTGATTACGCCATTTTGCATTTCTACACCTTTGACTTCTAAATGGCCCATTACAATTTCTGCTTTTGCTGTTCTTAACGTTTCCATAGAGTGATCGTAGTTGTCATCACAAATCCAAGGTACAAATAATATAGGTGTACCATCAAACTCTACAACAGTTGATTTAGTATAGATAAATGGTTCGTGTACTTTATCAAATGATGAGTATAGATTTTCTATAGCATTTACGTTGTTTGTATTTTTAAAATAGGTATCGTGGTTACCTATAATGATATGTGTATCAATCTTTTCTTTATATAATCTATCCCAAAATTGTTCTCTAAAAATAGAAGCAGTTTGAAAGTTAATAAACTTTCTTCTATCTACAACATCACCTAAATGTACCAATGTATTAATATTGTTTTCTTTTAGGTATGGAAAAAAGATTTCATTATAAAATCTAAGCTGATATTTTCTAAACGCTTCGCTGTCATTACGAACACCGAAGTGTGTATCATTCAATAGTGCGATCTTCATTATACGTCTAAAACACTTGTATAGGTTCTTTTTTTTCTTTTCTTTATTTTAATTTCGTTCTTTTGTGGTTCTTCAGTTGATGGTTTATTCTTTCTTAAAAATTCTAAAAACTGGTTTTTGTAATCGTTGTTTGTATCACCAGGTAGTACAGAAAATTCATCTATACCTCCTTGTTCTATCATTTTATATTTAATGTTAGTTTGTTTTTTCTCTTTCTGTATTCTTCTAATAAAAGCATAATATATTATTTGCGTAAAGTAAGCAAAAGGATTATTAGACTTTGCAGGATTAAAGTTTTTAAGATATTGTAAACAGTTTTCTATACCATCAGAAATCATATCATCTCTAAATGTATAGTTAATAAAATTAGGTCTGTAAGATAAGTGATTCGCAATCTTTAAAAAACATTCACCTATGTAATTAGTGACAGGTGGTGCTTTTCTTTTTCTTTTTTCTGCCTTATCACACTTATCCTTATACTCTATCATCGCCTGTAGAAACTTTTTGTTATCTACATAATGTGCTGATCTTTTTCTAGTTTTAGTCATAGTTTAATTATATCACATTCTTTGTTATTGTCAAGGACCTATCACATCATCCAGTTATATATTGCTCTTAAAGCAAGCAGTAAATACATAAGTTCCATTAATGCTCTAGGTATATCTTTATCTTTTATGCCCATGTATATCCATATTGTACAGGATACTGTAGCAATTGCCCAACCCACCCATTGTGTGTTAGGGTCTGCATTTGAGAGTATGTAGGCACCTATCATAGCGAGTATGAAACCCAGCCATCTCATGCCATCTAGTCTTTTGTAAAATCTAATCTTCATTGGTGCTTGACATAATCTAATTCTGTTGTTATAATACCCATGTGGGTTGTTACCGAGAATACCTAGCTACCCTCTAGTGCAACTTCTTTGAAGGCATTTTAAGTAAGTCAGCGACTTCTTTTATATCATCTTTTGTTATATCATTCTCATAATTGGAAGCGGCGTTATCTAACTCCTCTTCCGACATTTCTCTTTCAATAAATCCTGGTAAGGCCTGTTTTGCGTGTTCTAGTGAGTGTGAAAGATCACTATATCTTTTAGTAAATGCTGGTGTGGCATTGCATATTGTAATAATTTTATCAACAGGAATAGTAACTATTTTCTCATCTGTAAAACCAACCCATTTTACTAGTGCAATATAATCAGATATACCTTGTTCAGTAATACGAGGTACGTATTTGATTAGCATAGGTTCTTGTAACCTTAATAGTTTAGAGTTTTCAGGTAGTTGATTTTTATGTAAAGGAAACTTACAACAGATTTCCTCTCCAGAAACCAGTCTGATTATCTTAACCTGTTTATCTTCAGTACGATTAATCATATAACTATTTATCTTTCTTAAGCGTTAGTATGGCACAATGAGAGCCGCCAGTATGTTGAATTATATCGTATTGTTCTATAGCACATTGTTTAAAAGCCTTCATATTATAATAACCTTTGTTTGTATTCTTATCTTTTTCACCTGGTATGTAATCATGGAATACAATTTTAAAAGAGTCCTTTGTACGTTTAAGTATTTCTTCACAATCACCTTTACCTATAGAGCCATCAATGAAAACAAAATCAAAGTCATAATGTAGATAGTCATTCCAATAATCTTTGCTTTCACATATAAATCTGTTTATATCTATATTATATTCAAATATATCGTTTCTGTCAATGGAGTACACCTCACAATTTAGTTTTAAAGCTGCGGAACTTTTGCCCGTACCTGTACCTATCTCTAATGCCTTTTTACAGCCATTGCTTTCTTGTAATAAAAACTTAAAGTCTTCGTCTGAAATCATTTTAAATCCACGCTGTGTATTTCATAGTCAAAGCCTTCTCTATTATAGATGTTAACTCTTTCCTGAAAGTGTGTTAATGTGAAGTTCTTTTTATCTTTGTATGTAAGGTCGTCTGAAATATCATAGACTGTAGCAGACTGTTTCTTATCGCCGACACGAAGCCCACGTCCTATAGATTGTAATATTCTTATAGGTGATTTACTAGGGCTACTAAAAACAATATTGTGTAAATTACGAATATTGATACCAGTGCTAAAGGTGCCGAAAGAAGCGATAATAATTGCGTTATCCGACTTTTCTGTAATGGCTCTGATTTTTTCTCTATCATTTGTTTCAGTTCCCCCATAAACGAAAAACACTTTTCGCTTTGGGTCTACTTTTTCTTTAATTAATTTATATAAAATCTCTCCGTGTTTTTCAACAAGTTGAAATAGACACAATGTATTACCATTAAGTGCTAAGGTTAGATTTCGTATGTATTTATTACGAGCATTATTTTGAGTTAAGTATTCTAGTTCTTCAAAGTATTTTACACCATATACTTTTTTAGCTTCTGTTTCAGGATACTTTAAGTTCAGACATTTTATTTTTAGATTTGCAAGTTGTTTTCTTTCAATCAATTCTGAAGTAGATACAACCTTGTTGACCATACCAAATAGACCTGTCAATACTAACTTGTGTGTTTTACTATCATCTAACGTACCTGTAAGACCTATTCTATATTTACAATCTGTTAGTTTAGTCATTATCTTTGTCAATGATACAGCCTTAAATAAGTGTGCCTCGTCACCTATAACTGCACCATAGTCTTCAAAAAATTGTTTAGGCATTTTGTATAGTGATTGCCATGTTGATACTACTATACGTTTATCTTCATCTATATCATAACCATGATATTTTCTACTGACATTTGTTTCTACATCAAAACCATAGTCTTTAAAATCTTTGTATAATTGTTCTACTAATGATGTTGTTGGCACAATGATTAGAATATTGTTGTTTATCATATTCATATAGTGCCTGACAAGCATGTATATAATAAGTGATTTACCAGAGGCAGTCGGAGATAAAACTAGACCTCTTTCATATTCTAATGCAAACTTAAAAGCCTTAATTTGATAGTCCCTCGGAGTGATAGACAGATCGTAAGACTTGATTAAGCCGTCTATATCGGCGGCTGTGACGTTGCTATGTGCAAGGATTTCACTAGATTCGACTATATGTACATCTTTCTTCTTACACCAGTCTTTTAGATAAGGATATAATCCAACATATAATTGACCTGTAGCATACGAGTATAACCGTATTTTACCATCCCAAACTCTATTACGAAATTGAGGTGTAAACTTGTAACCAGGTACTTCAAACGAGAAATAATCTGATAACTCTCTACGGATGCTTGCGTCTGCGTCAATACGTAGGTACACGTCATTGACCTTGTCAACTATGATGTTTTGCATTTTAGATTACGCCAGATGTAAACTTACGCCAGTCTATAGCGTTCTTTATTTGAAAACCACGATTAGAAATAATCTTAACTGTTCTATCTAGGTAGTCAACAACACTTTGTATATAAGTTACTTTTTGATCTAACTTAATAAGTTCATCATCTGATTTAAGATATTTGTCAACATCTTGTTTTAATATTTTTAAATTAAAAGGTTTTACTTGATACACACTAGGGTCTGCCTTGCCTGTATAGTATTCCCATTTTTCTCTTGTTAATCTTGCCAAGTCTTGCTCAGCCTTCTTCAATAGATTAGTATATTGATTATGAAACTTCATATACTTGTTGTGTAGTTGTGGTGTTTTTAATGATTCTAAATCAAGTTCAGTATCATTTATTTTTAGGTCTTCATCGGCGAGTGCCTGTAGTTCGTCAAATGTCATAATATCTCCATTATATTGTTATAGTATATATTAAGTTAATAAGTCTGGGATTTCATATGCCTTATCAATACCTTTTTTTAATTCCGTTTGCATCCTTCTATCTAACTCGTTTGGTGACTTATAGTTAGGGTCGTAAAATTCTTCTAGTTCAGGAAATACATCAAACAAATGTGATTCCCATTTAGTGCCTACATAGTACCTGTCTTGTTGCAACAAGTATTGAAATGTATCTTGTATATTTACATCTGAATCAGGTTTCTTTTCTAATGCAGCTACAATATCGGGAAACTTTGAATATTTTATTATTAAATCATCTTTTATTTTTTTAGGTAAATTATGTACTGCAAAATGTTTTGGGTTTTCTAACATAGCCCAATTGATTTGATCTATAACAGGATTGTCTTTGCACCAATCTATAACTTCATAAAATCTCATAACACTTAAAAAAGAAACTAGACCATTGAAATCTACAACTGCATTAGGATATTTTTTGATTTTTTCTATATTGTCAACTAGTTCAGGCCAATCTGTTCTTCTTCTCATATACTCAATAGTTTTACCTACACCATCTACAGAACCAACCATAGTTACAAGTTTAAAATGGGGTATATACTTAAACATATTATGTTTACCTCTTGCCATTTTTGTCATGTTTGTTTGAAATTTTATAATAATTTCTTTTGAATCGCCACTATCTATTAAGGCCTGTAACATCTCATATTGTCTTTTCATAATAAGTGGTTCACCACCTATAATTTTTATACTACGTGTGTAAGGTGCTAATTCTAATATTTGTTCTATAGAACCTGGAGTATTATCTTCTAATACTTTCTTTAGTTTTTTACCTACTAATTTATATTTTGATTTTAATTCGTTTGATTCTTGTATACCAACACCTGCGTTTTCTTCAGTCCATATTTCATTGTTCCATACACCACTTTCTGCTACTTTCATTCTTGTAGTTGAGTTAGCATGAAGACACATAAAACAATCTAAATTACACTCTGAGCCATATATCTTTAATTGTATTTCTAATACCCTTCTATCAAGTTTATATTCACCTGTTTTTCTAAATCTATCTGCTATGTGCTCAATGTCGTCCCAGAACCAATGATTATTTGTGTGAATTTTTAAACAATTTGTTCTTCTGGATCTGCCATATTTTTCTTCATCTGTAACACATCTTGTACAAAGTTTTTTAGTCCATTTTAAAGGATCTTTTTGTTCCTTTATAGGTGTTGTCATTTCTTTTCTCAATACATTCATATAAGCACTTTTGTGCATCCAATCTTTTAAAGAAGTATTTTTTATGGTACTAACTTTATCAGGTTCTGCAAAACAACACGCTTGATATCTACCATCTATTTCGTTATATAATTGTGTAAAAGGTATACCACACCAAAATATTTCTTTACTTTTTGCTTGTTCTACTATTGATCCTTTTTCAGCAGCTTTCTTTTTGCCAAGCTCTGACATGTTTTCAGGTCGCCACCATTCTGTAGTGTTGACGTTACCTGGCATTGATAGGTCGCCTGGACCACCTCTTGTCATATATTCGGGAAGTTTTAAATCTCTAGGTCTTACACGTACTGTCATAATATTATATATGTTATAATTAAGTAGTTGTTTCTAATGTGTCACTACCACTTACATTAGCAAACTCATAAAGTTTATATTGAAACGTTACACTTGCTGTTAAGTAATTTACATCTGTTGCTTGTTGATTGTAATCTAAACCAGATAATGATATTGGGTAAATATCTCTAAAACGTACTTCTATATTTGAATTGTTTTTACTTGTTAATATAAACAATGTAGCGTCTGAATACAAACCACCATCATCTGAAGTTTGTTTTACAACTTGTCCCAATTCTTTATTGTAAGTTTCGCTTGTTGTTGTAGGATATCTGTCTGATCCTGCAGCCTGTAATGATCTAAATTGTGAATGATCTTTAGGAAATCCAAGACCAGTCATCCAACCATGTATCTCTCTATAGTTTTCTAAATTTTCATCTACTAAAAACTGTATGTTTAATGTATCGTAATCTAGTTTATCACCAGGTATAGGTATATCTTTAAAAGGTGTAGCTTGTGCTGATGAACCTAGTGTAATACCAGGCACATTTGCTGTAGTACAAAAATATTCTACTTTAGGTAACTTGATTATAGAAAACTTAAACTGTGTAGGACTAGCATAGTCCAGTTTAGTTGGTTGTCTAGTGTATGAGTTTGTTACTGTCATACAGCTATTTATCTGTTTGTTTATCTACTTCTTGCCATTCTTTTTCTGTAGCTTGTTTTTCTAGTTGTTTTTCAGGTTCAGTTAAAACAATTTCTTTTTGTTCTACTTTTTTAATTTTTTCTTCTAATTCTTCTAATACATTTGGCTTAGGATTTAAATAATTAAGACCTAATGCTAATAACGTAATAATACTACCTACTACTAATATTCCTAGAAGCTCTTTAAATGGTGTTTTTTTCAACATGGGTATTTCTTTATAAATTGTTATTCTTTCAGTATAAAACATAATCTACTTTTATTTATGCTAAAAAAAAAGGGCGCCGAAGCGCCCTTCTTAAATTTGTTTCTCAACAAATATTACATGATGTTCGTAACTTGAACACGTCTGTAGTATCTGTTAGCGTTGATTGCACCAACACCGTCAGCAGTAATATTTCCTGACGCAGAAGCACCAGCAAATGGATTAGCAACCATACCGTATCTAGTTTTGAAACCGATTTTCGGTTGGAAGTTATCCTGACCTACTGCTCTAACCATTTGTAGAGGTACATACGGACAATAGAATAAACCAGCGTCGTATGGAGAAGTTCCTTTGTAACCAACAACGTAGTACTGTTTAGTAGGTGACGCATTGCTTGCCATGTTAGCAGCATATGGGTCAATGTAAACTTTGTACTTACCATTTAATACACCAGCAAAAGTATTACCAGTATCGTCAATGTTTAAGTTGTTGTTTAATGCAGGAGTGTAATCCAAAACACCCGCCATTTGTAATGCAGAGGCAACATCTGAAGAACAGATAATCATGTTACCTTTTCCTCTTCTGGTTCTCTGAGCGATTGTGTTTGCATCTCTCTCTAGTTGGAACATAAGACCTTTGAATCTTTCAACAGACCATCTACCATTAGAGTCTGTGTCAAGGTCAAATATACCAGCAGTTGTTGTGTTAATTGCAGCGTGTGAGTTGTCATTATCAGCAGCACCTACTTCAGCAGTTCTATAAACTGTTCTAACTACTTCTCTGTTGATCTCAGCTAAGATTTCAGCAGATAATATGTTAGACAATTCAGTTTCAGCGTCTAAGCCGTGAATTGCTTTAAGGTCCTGTGCTAATTCCATAGTGTACTCAGCCTTTAATGCTCTGCTTTTCGCAGTTACCGTTGACTTCTCAATTGAGAATGCCATTTCAGCAAATGCGTTA